TCGGGGTATGAGACAGGAATCTTTCATAGCGAAAGTGCGGATGCCGCGAGTAGCGGATACCTTGAGTCCGACCCGCTGGGCGGCGGTTCGGGGGTGCTAGGGGAGGAAGTAGCCTCCACATCTGGATTTACGTCGCAGGGTGAAACTCTCGAAACAGCGCCACGGACATGGCCTGCTCAACAAGTCGGAGTCGCAACAACACGGCCTGCCACAACAACGCTTGCCGAAACATTGCCAGCCGCCGCCGAGAAAGTTGACAAGCCATCCATAATGCAACAGATGATATTTGATATGCGGGAACAAGCGTTGTTGGATCGTCAGGATTACAACGCACAGATAATAGCCCAAAACAAAGAACGCGCAAGCATCGACAAGATGAAACTTGGCCTGTCGGCTGGCGGCTTACTTTTAAACGCCTTCGGCCAAGCCCAGCAGGCGAAGGCCGCGGAAGAGGAAAGGAAAAGAAGGCTTGAGTGGAAACCTACCGAGCAACACATGAACCCCTATAAAGGATTAATAACGTAATGCCTCAGTTAACCCCACAGATGCCAGCACTACCCGAAGAAGAGGTAATGCCACAGGAGGGTTTGATAGAGCAACCTCCGATGGAAAGCGCGGCCTTACAGGTCGATGATGAGGATGCCAATGCGGCGGCGACTAAAATCATTACATCGTCAAAATCTCGTATGTACGGTGAGGAATTTGATCGTTACATGGAAGTGCTTCAGGGGAGCGAAAACTTGGTCGAGGATTTAGCAATGGTTTCGCTTAACCTCTTAGTCCCTGAGATCAATGCCGTTGATTCAGCCGGAACCGTGCCATTTGATTACCTAATGGATGCCTCTGCTGAGGTGGTGTCGGAAGCCTACGATATGGCAGTTCAGACTGGTGTCTATCAGCCCACAAACGAAGAGGAGGTAGAGCGAAACCAAAACATCACGCTGACAATGGTCGCTGGTGAGTTGGGCAAATCGTTCAGTGATGGTGACGCGCTACCGGAAGGAGGTGTGAAAAACTTCATCGAGAGCGTTATGGACGGCAACTACGATAACCTTCCCACCGAAGCGCAATCGCCCCCCATGAACCCTGAGCAACCCCCCTTGATGCCCGGAGGCCCGGTATGAGTAAGTCAAGCGGGGTATTGCTTTCAGGTCTGGGGCAAGGTCTGGTTCAGTTTGCTGGTATATACGGTGATACTAAAACCTCCAGCCTTGAGGCTGAAGCCCAGCGACTAAAAGAAATGCGCTTGCAGGAGATTCAAGCGAACCGGAATATGATTACTGACTCCTTCCGGGTTGCCGAGTACGAGACCTCTCAGGAGAGGCTTGGTATTGCAAAGCAGACAGCGACTCTGGCACAGCAAGAATTCACATACAAAAAAGAACAGGACTTACTCGCTGATTACGACTGGAAAGATCAAAACGTCTATGGGTACTACTACACTACCGAAGACGAGGGATTTGGTGCTGGCCCAGTACAAAAGCAGAAGTGGGGGATCATTGGCCAAAGGCGTATTGGTATAAACAAGAAAGACCCGGATGACATCCGCATTCTCAATATGGATGGAACCGTGACCAGCGGAAGCGCCACGGATGCTAAGGTCGATTTGCTGGAAGGAATAGATGCAGATGTGTTAAGTAAACTTAAATCTGATTTCCGTTCACTTGTAGGAAAAGACCCGACTGATGAAGAAATTGCGCTGGCGTATCAAACTGGTGTTGCTAACGGTTATATCGTAAACGGTAAGATTGTTGATAAGTCCGCCACAGAAACGACCACTCCTTCACCAACAGCCGAAGAGGCTTCTACAACCATGACATCCCCCGGTGCAGAGGCGTACTCGGGCGTTTCCGTGACCACCCCCCCGCCGAGTGATACCGCTTTCTGGGAAAAGGAACTGACATCGAGCGACTCACCGTTGGCGATTAGTTCTGACCCCGCGTTTGTTGCGGGTGAAAAAATTGGAGCCGGGGTAAAAACGGCGGCAACTGTAATTACAGACGCTCTAACAGGTGACGCAAACCTTGATTCAACTCTAAGGCTTGCGGCTGTAAACGATCTAGTTAAAAACTGGGCCAGCGATGGCCTAAGCGATAATGAGATTCGTGCAAAGTTGGAGGAAAAATCTGAAGATAAAAAACTAACTAAGGATCAAAGGAGCGCTTTCAAGGAGGTGCTTGAAGGATTCACTGTAGCCCCCCGTTCCCACCCCCAAACGGATATCTCAGTTCTCCCCGGCGGAGGCGTTATTGATGAGGCGGCATTGGACGCGGCAACACAAGCAAGCGATCCGGCCACTATAAGAGCCGAATTCGGTCTTGGTGCGGTCGCTGGTGTAGCGGGAGGCCCATCTCCAGTAACTAGCGCGTTCGGAACTAATGCCTCTGGGATGGAGGATGCCTCGGCATCGCCCCTCCCTGAGATTGTAGGGGAAGGTGTTGGTGAGGCCAGAGGTGAAGTAGTTCCAACAATAGTTCCAGACAAAAATCCTGTTGTCGTAGAAACAGACGCAATGTCGGTGGTATTTGGATACGATGCCGCCAAATCAAAAGACTTTATAGAGGGGCTAATCAAGGATATGCAATCTGTGAACATTTCACAGGAAGACATCCGAAAAGAATTAATGACGCTACTAGGGGAGATACCAAAAGAACAAGCAAATGGAGAATTCGCCAAAGCATTGGCGACCGCCTATTACGAGTTCACCAAGGGATCAAACTAGATGGCAAGTGGATATTTATCTATTTTCGATCAGTTTAAGACGCAAGCACCCCCAGCATATACCGATCAACAGGGTCAGCCAAGTTCCGGGTACGCATCAATATTTGACCAATTTAAGGATGATCCTCAGCCTGCAATAGAAGAAAAACCAGAAAGCGGTTTCTTGGCGCACCTAAAGAAGTCTTTTGCTGATGCGTATGACTACATAAATCTCACAGGACTTGGCGCAGATGGCGCTGAAGGCAACGAGGAAGAGATTGCACGGATTGTGGCTGAGAAGTCACGCCGCGAACAAGAGGTTGTAAAGAGCGCACAACATCAGTACTTACTTGATGTAATTGGCAGGGAGAGCAAGGATGTAAAGGACGCAGAAGGCTTTGCTAATACCTCACTCGCTGTACTTGGCGCGGCTGGTAAATCAGTCTGGGCGGCAATAACGAATCCGCTGGGCGTGGCAGAGTTTGGCGCATCGCAGGCAGGCAACATGGCTGTTGCTGTGGGAGGTATGTTTACTGGAGCCGCAATCGGCTCTTTGGCTGGCCCCATCGGAACCGTTATCGGCGGCAGGACTGGCGCTCTTGGTGGTGGAACCGCTGTCGAAACTGGCGCGGCTTACATTGAGGCCTTAATGAAGGCTGGCATCGATGTTACCAACGAAGAGGAGGTGCGGAAGGCTATATCCGATCCTGAGTTCCAGCGGGAGATGTACAGGAAGGGGTTAACCAAAGGCGTAACGATTGGCGCGGTAGACGCCGCGTTCATGGGACTCTCTAAAATCCCCGGGACAAAAGCGGGTCGAGAGTTGCACAAAGACCTCCTTAAAGAAGGCATTGATATCAAGAAGAGTGCCGACTGGGAAAAAATTGCGATTAGAAACGCCGAGGGCGACGAAGCAATTACCGCCGCCTTCAAGAAGTATGCAGATACCCCAAGAGCAAAAGCCGTTGGCACGAAGAAGATGGCGATTGAAACCATCGGTGAGGGCGTCGGTGAAGGTCTCGGTGGACTCGCCGCATTTGGTGAAACCTCGTTTGAGGACATCGCACTTGAGATGCTGGGTAGTACCGCTCAGTCCGCTGTACAGGCCTCCGTCTCTGCATCCTTATCTGGGTCGAAGGCTCTATTACAGAAGGCGACTAAAGAGTCGTTGCGCCAGCAGGCTGAGGCTGTAAATAAAGGAAAGGCAAGCGGGATAGAGCCGAAGGAGTTGAATGACGCCCTTCTCAGGCAGAAGGATGGAATAGGGGCTTTACTGAATAGCACCTCTGCAAGTATTTCGGCTTTTGAGGATGAGATAGGCAACGCGGATAGCGCAGATAGTGTTGCGGATACCCTCAGAACAGCACTCACGCTCCAAGATTTTGCCCAGTACACAAGGTCGCTTCAAAGCGCTTTGCAACAGGAGGAGAACTACCCCAATGGGGTGATCCCGTTGTTCGTTGCCCTGACCAAAGAGGATCAAGCCACGTTAGCGGCTGGTGGAAGCCTTAACCGGCCATTAAAGGGTAGCCTTGGTCGTAATCATGTCAAAACCCTTAAAGGCAGAACAAACAAGAAGGGCGAGAATTTCGGCGGTCAGGACGTAGTCCTTGTCAAGGTTCCCGTCGCGTCAGTCATCATGCGGGGCAACTGGGATCAGGTTGAACTGGTTGTGGATAGCAAAGGGGTGCAACTCGCCGCTGTCCCACAGGTAAAGACCAAGCAGGACGCCAAGCCTGTGCTTGCTACCAAACTTGAGCAGGAGGCGGATGCCCTTGCTAGACAAGACGCGGACGCGCAACTCCAGCGAGAAGTTGAAATCGGAGAACTCGAATCACAGGCCACAGATAGACCTAAGAAGGAGGTCGAAACCGATGTTCGAGAGGCTCAGAACAAGGCCGCTCGGAAGTTGGCTCAGTTACGGGAAGAAGAGAACTATGAGAATGTCGGTACGCTACAGGCCGCTCTCGACAGAAACAAGATACCCGTTTTCCCGGGCCAGAGGAGAAAGCGCCCACCGCTGGCGCTGGCCTTACAGAACTATCGAAAGGCACTTCAGAAGCCAGACAGCGCCGCCAGCGTTAATGACGTGCTTGCCCCCACAGGTTATAAGGTAATAAAACAGAAAGACGGGGTATATATAGTACCGATAGACGATAAGCCTGCCCTCCGGGTTCCCAACACTGGTAACCGGGAAGTAGGGCAAAGCACGGTCGATGATTACCTGTTCTGGATCAACGAGGAGAAAACCCAGAAAAAGACGGAGACAACTGAGAATAAGCAGAAGTCTCTACGCAAAGAGGCGGCTCAGGTCGAGGCTCGTAAGCCCCCCAGAGAGAACGTCCAAACCATAATCGCCAGTATTGAAAGCAACTTTGTTACCCGCAAGGGCGGCAAAGTCACCATAGATGAGGATGGCCTATCGGACATCCTTGCCCAGACGGAAAATATTACAGGCTGGTCGAAGACGGATATAAGCCGTCTCAACCAGTATGTTAAGTCTGTTCGGCGAGAACAGGAACTCGGAACCAAGTCTAAGAAAGCGCCCGTTAAAGGAACAACTATCACCGTCCCTCAGTCGGCTGGCGCTCTGACCTCACTAGAGTCTTCCTTTAAACGCACAGGTAAATCCAAGTTTATCGAGCGCGTCAGGAAACTCCTCACCAACAAGAAAGGTAACGACGCTCTCCTTGAGCAGATTGCCAAAGCCTACCGAAAAGCGAACCCCGGCAAAGCCGAAGGGGACATCGCCTCCATACTGACACTCACCGGAAAAGCCGATCAGGCAGACATAGCCAAGGTGTATGCACTGGCTCAGATACTGATCACGCTACGCCCCTCCGTATCCACAATTCGTCCTGACAACTCACTGGCTATCGAGGATGGTAACCTGTCCGCGTTTATGCGTTTTGACAAGGTCTTGGGAGGGGTGCAAGAGAATCAACTGGTCGGTCAGATCAAACAGGCGTTTGGTGAAGACGCAACTTATACACGGATCAATGACTTTGAGGTAGTGGTCACTAATCCTAAACTTACCCCGATCCAGTTCGCAAGACGGTTCGGGAGACTACGCGGAAAGCGCAATGACATCAGAAAATCGGAACTCTTTACAGCGCAAATCGAAACGCACACCCACGACTGGGCTAAAGACACTACTGGAGAAAGCATCAGGGGCGAAATTCGCAGACTCGGATTCGGCAGTATTCTCCAATACGTTGATGATCGGAGAGCCGATTACCTCGATATCGCCGAGGAGTTCGGGGCCAAAGAAGTAGCCCAGTACAGGCAGGCTCCAAGAGCGCCGCCGCAGGAAACCACCGCTGAAGAAACCGAAGCCGCCGATGAGGCGGCTTTTTCTTTGGCCGATACAACTAAGGTATACCCGGGTGAATATGAACTAACCGCCAGCGACGGAACCAAGTACAAGGTTGTGCAGGCAGAGGCCGAAGAAACATTTGGCCCCGGCAGAGAGTGGAAGTTATACAGGGCCACAAAGGAAAACCCAGACTACCACGCTGACTTCGACTGGGACTGGATGGATACATTCCCTCGCCTTAAAGATGCCAAGGCTTGGGTAGATGATCAATCTGTTGCGCGAAAAGTTCCCGCCGATTCCGTTAAACCGAAGGTAACAGGAACAGATAAAGTAGGAAGGCCGATATACGATTGGCGCGGAGCAACAGTCTTCCACTTCACTGATACAGAAAGCGCGGCTGATATTAAAGAAAGAGGTTACCAGATAGTTGGTGACGGGTACTACGGGGAAGCCGTATCATTCACGATTAATGCAGAGTATGGCAAGCAATTTTCTGATTTCGCCTCGGAAGGAGAAGGTGGAGTTCAAACATTTGCCACTGTAGCCTCAGACGCCAATATCATAAATAATGATGACCCTATTCTTGGTCAAGTGTTAGGGGATAGAAATCTTGTTCCGATCAAGTACAAGAATCAGCCGAAGCGTAAAAGTTGGCGTGAAAAATTTATAGAGTTGGGAGTAGATGGAGTATACGACCCCGGTGCTGGCGATCTATTCATTTATAACCTTGATAAGATTTCTTATGTCGATGCAACGACCTTGGCGAAAGGTCAAGAAGCCCCGCTGTTTTCGCTGGAAAAACTCACCGCCGCCCAAAAGATGCAATCTTGGATTGACTCTAAAGTTGCTCCAATAGTGGAAACCTTGGCGGAAGACTCTGAAAACATTCGTTTTCGCCTGCCGAAAGATTTAAGCAACGCGCAAAAAGAAAAATACAAAACGGCAGTTGGAAAGTTTTTTACTCGGGGTAACGTAACTCTAGGCAAAGATTCTGTAATTGCTTCATTCCCTCTTCCAGTTACTGACAATTTACAAAAATCCAGAGCCAAGAAACTAAGCACTGTCCGAATATTGACCGGGCGTGAGAAGCCAGTAATTGAAGGCACTGGCAAAAATGGAAAGATTCGGAAGTTTGATCTTGGAGTTTTTCTCCAAGAGAGAACTAGGGCGCAAGGGCGAATTGCTATTGGCGATTACTCGGATGCCGCTAAGGCTCAGTTCGTTGCAAGTATGTTGGAAGAAGTTCGATACCAATTGAGCCAGTCCGATAATGCTATTGGCTGGTACGAGGAAAAAGTATCGAACATGATGGAAGTGTTGGGCGTGATCTATCCAGAACTCAACACCGACAAAAACAATGAGATGGTAATGAAAGCATTTCTCGCTATTACATCTCAGGGAACCGAAGTAGACGAGAATATTCGTAATGCAGTAGCCCAGTACGAGCATTACCGTAACACGGGAGAAATCCGAATTTGGGGTACTGGTAAGTCAATCAAAGCGATAAAACTGAATCATCAGGCCCTTGCAAAGATGATTGCTAGTACAGGGTTGGATCAGACCACAGAGTTTCTTGAAACACCGTTTACTGTCAAACAATTGGACGAGAGGGGTTTTGAGGTTTCTGGTGAATTGATGTCGTATGAAGGCCGGGGGGCGTTAATCTTTGGCCCGAAGATCGGCAGTTTTTTTGGCAATCTATACGGCCATTACGAGTCACTTACTGCTGACTTATGGTTTAGTAGAACGTGGAACAGAATTAGTGGAAATCTACTTACATCTGCAAACGTCTCAAAACTTAATTCCACAAAACAGGAACTGTCAACCCTTTTAAAGAATGCGCGTTTAGTAAAGCCCCACTTGAATGGATATAAGCGCCAAGACTTACTTAAAGATGAAGCACTACGCCTTGAATGGGCCGCGTCTGTACATGGCGCATGGGCCAGAGGCGGATATAAAAATAAGTCTGATGAATTAAGAACCATTAAACGATTCGATGAAATTCACAACCAACTTGAAGACGCTCCAAGAAATGGCGAAGAGCGTGGATTTATGCGCTCAGTTATTAAGGGCGTTAAGGATGCGCTTAAAAAAGATGGTACTGATATTACTACGGCAGACATTCAAGCCGTACTTTGGTATCACGAAAAAGACCTTTATGCTAAACTTGGCGTAGGCGATTCAAAATCAGAGGCAACAGATTATGAGCAAGCGGCAAGAAGACTCCTCGCCGAAAAACGTCCAGACTTGGGATTCGACCATGTCCTCAGAGGAAGTCGAACAACAGATAGAACAGGACGTACAACACAACGTCAAGGCGATTCTGGACGCAAGCCCGGAAGAACTAAAAGAGATGCTGAAGACGTAGAGGCGCAAAGCCTAATCCCCATCGACAAGCCCGCCTCTGGCGGGTTTTCTGCTTCTGGGCTACGACAAGCCCTTGTCAGCAGATTTGGCGCTAAAGGAATCGCTCGTCTTGAAGCAGACGGCATCCTCGTAATTGTTGAATCCGCCGCGGACTTACCCGTGGGACTCATCAAGGATCAGGACGCGGCTCAACGTGCCCGTGGTTTGTTCGATCCTAAGACCAATACCGCTTACCTCGTAGCCAACCGTCTCAACGGGATCACCGCCCCCAAGGTTCTTCTACATGAGGTCGGCACTCACTTCGGCCTGAAAAGGATGATCGGGAATGAGGCATACGCCAACCTGATCATAGAACTTGAGGCTGGCAAGGACACTATCTTCAAGCCGTGGTACGACAGGATCAGGGCGGACTACAGTGGCAGGGTTAATGAGGGAACAGATCGCTTCGCAGAAGAAGTGCTTGCCGCTATCGCGGAAGACACTAGTGAGATCACGTTACCACTTAGGACGCGCATCTGGAGAGCCGTAAAAGAGTTCCTGTTTGGTACAGGTCTACCAAGAAATCTGACGCCCCAAGAGATTGGCTACGTTATTCAAGGCTCCCTCAGAAAAGCGTTGCGCCAGAACGATCTCGCTCTGGCGAAGTTGCCTCGGTTTATGGGGATGGAGGGTGGAGATGCCCAACTCGGAAGTGCGGCTATTGCGTTCCCAGAGTACACGCCCCCGACCAGAGCGCTAACGCAGGAACATAGACGCTACGACATCATCAGCGCCGTGGATAAAGTGCTGACCAGAAGCGAGGAGTTACGCCTCCGAAGAAATATGGACGGCATGATGAAAGTAGCCGAACGGGTCTATAAGAAAGGTTACAAAAACATCGATGTCCATCTCCCTGTCGTCTCTCCGACCACCAGCATCACCTCTCGGTATGCGATGTTCAAGAACACCCAGACAGGTACTGAACTGGTGATCAGGATGTCTGATCACGCTAAAGACCCGTTTGTTGCGGCAGGCTCGTTCCCGTTTGTGTCCTACAACAATGGGCACAAGATGGACATGGTTGACCTGACCGACATCGAGAGAGCGGTGAAGTTGCTGTCCACCGGAAAACTCGACGGCATGAATGGCCTTGAGTTCCAGTTTGAGCATTCCTTTGGTGACGGTGTCGCTGGGGTGTCAAAAGCCAACAGCCAGAAGTTCACCTACCAGCAGTTCCTGAAAGCGCTCCAGAAAAAGAACCCCAGTATGTTTGCCCGGGTTCAGGACAACGCCCAGATGGAGTTGCGAAGTGGGGCGGTGATTGGAGAGGAAGGCCCAGTGTTTGCTCTCAATCCAAACTCAGGTCTCGATGCGGAATCACAGGCCGCGATCAATAAGACCAAAGGAGATAACGCCAGACGAAGCGCAGGGGAGATTGTTTCCGATGCCCGTAATCGATGGTGGCAAAGGACAGTTCAGTACTGGGTGGACGCCTATCGGCCAGTCAAGAATCTGCTGGGGGATCAGGCCACACGCGCATGGCAGATGATGCAGTTGTCTGAGAACGCACACGGGATGCTTCATGCCATGCTCCACTATGGTAGCCCCAAAGCGTCCTATCGGAATGGGCAATTCGACTGGTACGACGTGGACTTTTCGAACGACGGCCTTCTTGATATCTTGAAAGACCTCGATGGTGAGGCAGACAGGTTTATGGCTTGGATGGTCTACACCCGGGCTAATCGCCTCAATAAAGAGGAGCGCGAAAAGAATTTCACTGAAGATGAAATCACGACTGGGCTTCAACTGAACCAGCATAAGTCCGAAAAAGACAGGATGACAAGCGGCAGAGATCGCCGTGTTGTGTACCAGAAGGCGATGCGGAAGATGTCCAAGTTGCAGGACTCAGTCTTGCAGATGGCGCTCGATGCCGGGGTGATCAGCGAGGAGGTAAGAGAAGACCTTAAAACGGATTTTTATGTCCCGTTCTACCGGGAGTTCACTTCTGACGGGAAGACCTCTGTTAAGTCTCCGACGCCAGCGCATGATTTCGTCAATATCAAGAGCGTTGTAACGCGGCTCCGGGGTAGTGAAGAGAACATCCATGACGCTCTTCACAATATGATGATGAACTGGACGACGATCATGTCTGCCGCCATGAAAAACCGTGCTGGCGTAGCCGCGATGGACGCCGCCGTTAACGCTGGAGCGGCAACACTACTGACCAGTAAAAAAGATATTGCCAGCATTGAGTTCTCCAAAGGCAAAAGCCGCAACGAGAAATTCGATTCCTTTGTCTACGTTCTAAAAGATGGCAAGAAAGTCTGGTACGAAGTAAACGATGCCCTTGTTCTGAATGCGATGTCATCCCTTGCATGGGGTGGTGTGGACTCTAAAGCGCTCAGGACATTGTCTACGTTCAAGCGATGGCTAACTATCGGTGTTACAGCCTCCCCCGCTTTCAAAATTCGCAACATGATCCGTGACACGGTTCACTCAATAGCGGTCGGAAAACTGTCCTACAACGCCTTCGGGAACGCCACCAAGGGTTACGAAGCCTTAAAGAACGACAACCTTGTTACCGCCCGGATGATGATGGGTGGAGGCACGTTCCAGTTTGGCTTTTTCAACGATGATCCCGCGGCTATTCGTAGGATGGTGGATGCAGTTGGTGAAGGTCGCATTATCAATACTACTGCTAAAGCCCGGAAGGTTTTAGGCGGCTTGTTTGGCTGGTATCAGGACATCGGCAACAGGATGGAGAACGCCAACCGCGCCTCGCTCTATATGCAAAGAGTTGAAGAGGTTGGGCATCTAGCGGCGTCACATGAATCCAGAGACCTGATGAACTTCTCCTCTCACGGTAGGGGCGTTGCCGCACAATGGTTGATGGCGAGCCTGCCTTTCGCCAATGCTCGCTTACAAGGTTTGTCAAAGTTGGCCCGCTCAGGGGCAAAAGGGGAACGCGCCAGACTGCTTACTGTTGTCGGCACAGTGACCCTTGCCAGCATCTTGCTCCGTCTTTCCTACGAGGGAGATGAAGACTACGAGGAACTGGAAGAATGGCAGAAAGATACCTACTGGCCAATCAAAGTTCCCGGCACTAAAGACTTCTTCTTCATCCCTAAGCCCTTCGAAATCGGGGCTATCGCCTCAGTAGGCGACCGGATCACTGAGAATTTCATTCGTGACATCGGGGGAGGGTCTGGGATTTCCAAGTACACCCAACTGAGGATCATGGAACTAATCACTCACCAGTTGGCGATGGATTGGAGACCGCAGATCGTCAAGCCTGTGGTTGAACTGTGGCAGAACAAGAATGCGTTCACTGGCAGGCAGATCGAGAACCTCACTTGGCAGTTGAACGAGATACCCAACGAATTGCGGGTTAGGGCTTACACATCTGACTTCGCAATAAAGACTTCGTGGGCGATGGGCGAGATTCTCGATGTCATGCCAGATATGTTTGGCAAACTGAAAAAGCCAGATTTCTACCCCTCTCCTGTTCAGGTGGATCATCTGATAAAGGGCTACTTTGGCTGGCTGGGCGCGACCACGACCGGCTCGTTCGACATCCTTACTGACGCTATTAGGGAAGAAGTCAGCCCCCTCTCAAGGCTTGATGAAATGCGTGGCCTTGTCCCGGCAGGATCGTTCTTTTCAGGGTCTCCCCGTAAGACCACTAAATACCTCACGCTGTTCTATGAACAGTTGGGGGAGGTTAAATCCCTAAAGGCCTCCTACGACGCTTACAAACGGCGGCGAATGGCAGATGAAGCCCGGGCAGTGGTTGATGATAACCGTGACGTGATGCGCTGGCTCAAGACTTACAACCGGGCTAACAAATCGATACAGAAAATTAACAAGCGAATCGGATTTATCTATGACGATAAAAAGATGACCCCGGCAGAAAAAAGAACAGAACTGGACAGGCTCAATGAATTGAAGGTGGGAATCGCCAAAAAGATCGTCCTAATCAGGGCTGAAAGAGAGGATGAAGAGGGCGTTGACAGCATGAATCCACTCGGCAGTCTGAGGTCAAATTAGTGCGCCATTTCCCTTTATGGTTACCTCTTGTTTGTGTATTGTTCTCAGGATGCGGCACGATGACCAAGGTTGGAATCACCGCGGCCACCACGACTGTAGGGGCTGTTGCCGCAAACGTCCCCGGAGCAATCGTGGGGGCTGTCGCCGGTGATCTAGCCGGGGAAATTATCGTTGAGCCGATTCTGACGATCTATGAACATAAGAGAAAAACCGGGCATATTGTCGAGAGAAAGGTTGACTCAATATGGACGTTACTAGCACGAATGAGCGAAGTCGCTGGATGGGTCTTGGGGGCTTTCTTGATCATCCCTCTCGTCCTGCCCCTACTGATCGGTTGGATCATCCCAGCGCCGGGAAGCAGAAAAAAATGAGTTGTAGGCATTCGGTGGTGCGGGTGTCATGGATCGACGCGGAGCAATTTTCGGGCTGGTCTACCTTAAAGGACGAAACACCTTGGGTGGTCTTTACCGTGGGTTATCTGATCTCGTCAGGAAAAAAGAAAACGGATTTTGTTGTGCTGGCGGACTCGCACTTACCCGACACTGACCAATATGGCGGGCTGAACAAGATACCCAAGGGCATGGTACTGGAGATTGAGACCTTGGTTGAAGCGGTTCCCTGTGGTCACTTTTATGAAAATACTCGTCATACCCGACACTCAAATTAGGCCGGGGGTTCCTATCGTCCAGATGAAATGGGCGGCACGGGCCATCAAAGACTATAAGCCCACTCATGTGGTTCACCTCGGTGATCACTGGGATTTCCCCTCCCTCAGTTCCTATTCCAGCAGGAGAGAGATCGAGGGCCAGAGGGTTATCGAGGACATCGAGGCTGGTAACAGAGCAATGACCTTGTTTTGGAAAACCCTCAAAAATGTCAAGAAATTACCCGAGTTTCACCTTCATGGCGGCAATCACGAACACCGGCTGACCCGATATGTGGATGACCACCCTGTGCTGGAGGGCGTCCTCTCGGAAGAATCAATGAACCGGCAGGGCTGGAACTTCCACCCCTTTAAGAACGTGAACGAGATTGGTGGTGTGTATTTCACACACTATTTCTATGCCCCCTACACGGGCCGTGCCTACGGCGGCACAGCGCACAATATCCTCCGTAATGTGGGTTTGAGCCTGTGTGCTGGCCACCGACAAGGTAAAGATGTGGCCGCGAGAGCGTTGCCCACGGGACAGGTGCAAAGAGCGCTGATCTGCGGTAGTTGTTATCTTCACGACGAGGAGTACCTTGGGCCGCAGGCCAAGGAATCATGGCAGGGGATCGTCATGCTAAACGGCGTCGAGAACGGTGACTACGACATGATGGAGTTGAGCCTGAAGTACCTGTGCAGGCGCTACGAGAAAAAAGAATTAGCGGATTACCTTGTTGAGCAGGGGATCGAGACATGAACGATGAATACTACTTAAACAAGGAACCAAATATGCGACTACCCGCCCAGCGTCAGATCAGTAACCCCCAGTTTCAGTCAGCCCTGATTGAGGCGAAGACAATGCGGGGGAAACTGGCCGCGTGTTACGCGATGCTGTCGCAACAGGGCGCTTTCTCAGACTCGCCTCCTGAGATTTGGGCATTAAGGCAGGAGGTCGCTGAACACACACCACCGGAGTTGAGAGATGGATAAAAAATCAGACCACAAGATCACTAAAGAAGCCGCCTCTGGGGCGGCTTCTTCAATTAAGAAGCGGGTGATGCCAGTCGGCAAGCCGTTTGTTAAGAACGATCCCCGGATCAACAGAGCAGGGCGACGGATCGGATCGCGCAACAAATTCTCGCAGGCGTTCACGGATGCCATGCTCATCGACTTTGAGCAGTACGGCGAGTCCGTGATTGCCGAGGTCAGGCAGAAAGACCCGTCCACTTATGTGAGGATTGCTACCGCTTTGATCCCTTCAAAGACAGAGCAAGAGATCGAAGTCAAAGATACCTCAGCCGAGAGTGTCAGCGAGATCGACTGGGATGTCATCGTCGGAGGGAAGAAGGGTTAAGAGCGAGGGGGCCACGCTCCCAATCAACCAACCGCCAAAGCGGCTCTGCGAGGACAAAAAGAAACGCGCTCTTTGAGGATGCCCCCCCGCCAAGCGCGATTCTGTGGGGATGCTGGGGCAAAAACAACCAGCATCTACACTAACTGCAATGTATAGTACCCATAACTGTTTCAACGAAAGTTGGTGATTCCCGCTCGACATTTGGTAAAGTGTTGAAATAGAATGGTTTATTTACTAGAATTTGCTATTCACTGGGGGATCGTCTAGCGGTAGGACTGCGGACTCTGACTCCTGTGACCGCACTTTAAAATCAAGCACTTAAATAGGGTCACAGGGAGATAGACTTTACGCTGACTGTCCATATTTCCTTACCCACAGGCTGGGGCCAGTGTCGTACCAGTCCACCAAGGTCTGTGCCGCTTTCAACAGGTTGGTTGTCTCCAGCGCGGTGTACTGCGCTGTGACATCGCCTGCGGCGTGGCCCATTAAATCCTTGATGGTTTTGGTCGGCACATCCATCGCCTTGAGTCTGGTGGCGAAGGTATGTCGCAGATCATGGAACCTGAACGCATGGCCCGCTCCTCTGGCATCTGCCAGCCCTACGTCCCGTACCGCCTTTTTAAAGCGCTGGTTGCCCAGCAGTGAGCGATAGCGGGCGCGTTCCTCACTGATGCCACTAGTGAAGATTCCCTTGTCCGAGCGAACGCGCTTGGGGTAGGTGAAGACAAACTCCCGGTGCTGGCCCCGTTTCCGCTCGATGATGTCAGCGGCGATAGAGTTCAGCACCACCCGATGTGGCAGGCCGTTTTTGTTGCCGATATCAAATACCGATCCCAGACCGCGGATCACCACCTCCTGATCCCACTTCAGCCCCCGGATGTACTTATCCCGAAGGCCGGTGTGGATACCAAATAATGCCGCGTCCGCCAAGTCAGGCGAGAGGCGCTTTAGCAACTCGCGCTCCTGCCCTTGGGTTAAAGGATAACCCTTGACCTGACACTCCGCCAATTTAGCGATATGCCCGGGAGATTCAATCCAAACGCGGTTGTGATCGTCCCGCCAGTCCGTGTGTGCCAATTTTAAAATATGGCCCAGCACGTCAAGACGCTTGTTGATCGTCCCCGCCGAATTTCCTCTCACTTCCCGACAATACTTGATCATCGCCACCACCTGTGGGTGCTTGGTGTGGA